CCGCGCGCGCGGTGACCGGCCGCACGCCGCCCGATGTGCCATAGGTGCCGATGTAAGCCTGCACGGCCGCCACGAGCTGCGGGCTGGCGACCGCTGGCCCCGCCGCGGCGATGTAAATGCCGACGCTGCCGGCGCCAATCGCGCCGCCGACCACGTTCACTAGCGCCGCGCCGGCGTCTTTCGCCCACCGCTGATAATCCGCCGTGGAACCGCCGTTCGGCGGCTGCCTGATTTGCGCGAGTATCCGCGCGCGCCAGGCATCGGTTGTTTCCAGATCGGTGCCGTTCGCAGCACCGTTGCTGTCCAGCACGGCGCTTTGCGGCGCCAGGCCGGCGATCGGGCTGACCAGGTTCAGCGTGGCGCCGCCGGCGAGATTGTAGGCGCTGCCGCCGAGCACAGAGACGATCGGGATGCTGACAGTGCCGCCGGCGCTGGCCGTGCCCGAGCCTGTGGTCATATACAGCCACCCGGCCGCCGAGGTCAGCAGAGTGCCGGACGGGATGTTTGTCGGCCCTGCACTGGCGGCGGCGGTGAACACCGCATTGCCCGTCGCGGCCGTTGGCCGAAGCTGAGGCACGTTCCAGATGTTGGCGTGCCGATACAGCCACTGCACGGCCGTATCGACCATGAGTTCCTGCGCCAAATTGGCCTGGTAGAGATAAAGATCGTAGCCGGTGAGCGCCACGATCCTGCCGTTTGTAGAGGCCACCGAATTCGCGCTACGCGCATCAATCCCGGGGAACGTCGCCTCATAGACAGCCGCGGCCTGGCCGAACAGCGTGTCAGGCGTCGGGATCGGCCAGGTCGCCGTCGAGAGGGTCACGTGCCGATCACCTGCGGCACCACCAGCGTCTGCTTGCCGACCTGCACCCGATGCGCAAGGGCGTTGCGGTTCAGCCGCTCGACCGTCAGCGTCATCGCCACGCCGAGCCGCCCGGTCAGTGCGGAGAGCGCCTCCGCATCGATCGACAGCGCGCGGCGGCGGATCGTTTCATCAAGCTTGCTGCGCGCCAGCGTCCATTGCCGCGAGCCGGTGAGTTCGCCGCGCGGATCGAGTGCATCGCCCGCCCAGCCGCGCTTCAAATTCATCAACGGCGCGTCGGCCGGAAGCGTCACGTAAGGCTGCGGCAGATCGTCATCGGGGTGCGCGCGGCGGTCACAGCCGAGGCTCATCAGCACCGGCGTCTGGAACGTCGTGTCCAGCGCGAAATCGACGCCGTTGAACACGACGTCGCAACGCCGGTTCGTCGGGTCATAAGCCAGGGCAATGTCAAGCGGCACGGGCGTGAGCATCGCGGGCGCGCGACACCGGAATAATGCCCGCGCACGCAGGCATGAGAGGCGGCTCAGTGCCCATTGATCGAGCCCGCCGCGTTCACGTTGCCGCCGACATCGACATCGCCAGAGACATGCAGCGTGCCGGTAATGCTGACGGCGCCGGTGATGGTGACGGCACCGGTGAGCGTGATGCCGCTCGACGCGGCAACCGTGCATTGCGGCGCGGTGATGACAACCTGGGTCGCCGCGAGCACTTCCACAATCCCGCCGGCCTTGAGGTGCACGCGCGTGCCGTCGGCGGCATAGATCACGGACTCGCCTGGCGCCAGGCCGCCGAGGCGCGCGGCCGGGCAGGAGGGCGGCAGCGCCAGCATGTCGGACGGGTCGCCGCCGTTCGCCACGAACACGGTGACTGCGCCCTGGCCCGGCGCGCACGAGTTGAACCCGAACGGCTGGTGCACTTCGGCACCGCCGCGCACCACGCCGTCATGGCTTTGCGCATCGAGCGTCTGCACCAGGCCGGTATCGTTTACTGCACTCACCAGCGCCCGCGTGGCGCCGGTGCGCTGGTTCATCACGTGCTCATGATCAGCCATCAGCGGCGCGCCTGGTGGCGCGGCCGTTTGCGCGCCGGTTCGTTGATGCGCTCGTAAGCGGTTTTGCCGACGCAAATCAGTTCGGTGCGCGCACCCTGATCGTCATACAGATAGGTTACGCCATCGATCAGCATGTCGTCATCGATGCCGGCATACGGGTCATAGACAGCGGTGAGCTGGTTCGGCCGCCACAGCGCATTGGCGTCGCCGGCGCGCCAGTCCTGCACGGTATAGGTGGCCTTCAGCGCCAGCCCGCGATCCACGCGCACATGCCATTCGGCCTGCGCCTGCACCGTGCTGCTGCCGCTTTGCGTCAGCACCATGCGCACATCGGGGCGGTAGCGGGTGATGGTGGGGTCCTGCGCGTGCCCGGTCATCACGATGCCGGCGCGCTCCTGCGCGGTCGCTGATGCGCCGGGCATTGCCGCACCTGGTGCACTGGAGACCGTCATCGCAGCCGGCCGGCCGGCGTGGTTTCCCGCGGCGCCGGCGGTTTGCCCCTTCACATAAACATCGGAAAAACGCCTCTCCCAGTCATCGGAAAACTCGGCCGCGGTGATATTCCCGCCGATCGTCAGCCCGTCAGGCGCGCGTGTGCTGCCCGCCGTGGTCAGCACCAGGTTCGCCACTCCGTCCGACGTGATGAGCACCGCACGCTGCCGCGCCGCCTTGTCGATGGCCGGTAGCGCCTTGTCATGCGGATTGAGCGAGAGGATCGGGAAAGCTGCACCCACATCGGTCTGCGCCTGCACGCCGATGCCGAACGGCTTGCAGATTTTCGTGGCGAACGCGGTCAGCGTGATGGTGCGATATTCGGCCGGTCCGTTCGGTGTCGCCGCGCACTCCACCAGGTCGCCGCAAATATCCTTGCCGGTGACGGATGCGGTGATTTCGGTCGGCGACTGGCGCCCGGTAAAACGCCCGATCCAGCCAACGAGCACCGCCTCGCCATCGATGCTGATGGTGCATTTCTGGCCCGGTTGAAGCGCGCGAAAATATGGCGGCGAGCTGATCAGCGTGCTGAGCGTCTCCGCCAACCGCCCTTCGTCCACGTATTCGAGTTCGAAGCTACCGGAAATCTCGTGCAGCGACCGGGTGATTTTGACGCGCGTCCATTTGTCGAAAATCTGCCCGGCAACGGTCAGCGTAATCCGGCGCGTCGGATCGCTCACGCCACCAGCGCCTCGATGGTGCCAGGCCCGATCGCGGCCGGGTTCACCACATTGTTGCGCGTGATCAGATCGGCATAGGTGGCGGCGAGCTGCGCCGGCGTGTCGCCCACCAGCGCCTGCGCCACCAGCCACACCGGCATGGTGGCGGCGAGCGTAAATGTCTGCACCACGGGCAGCCGGCCGATCTGCGCATTGATGTCGGCCGCGACAGACGCGCGCAGCCGCTGGGTGGAGCGCCAGACCGTGCCGGCCGACGTTGGCAGAGACGGCGCGAGCGACACCGCCAGCGTTGCCACCGCATCGATGCCGGCGAGCAACGCGGCCAGCGACGCCTGCGCATCCTGCTGGCTGGTGTAGCCGATGTCGCTGGCGGCATCCACGGCGCCGGCGGCGGCATAGGCAGCGGCGGCCAGCGCCACGGCCACAGCAGGCGCCGCAGCGCCGCTGGTGGCACCCGTCAGCGCCACGATCTGGGTGACCGCCGTCAGCAGCATCGCACTCGTCTGACGCGGGTCCTGCGTGATTGTCGCCGGCGCCGCATCGCCCGGGCCGATGGCAGCCGGCAGCAGCGTGACGCTGGTGCCGACGATATCGTTGACGGGTGCGGCCAGGAGGGAAGCGACCGTCGCCGGCGTGGCGATGGCGTCAGCGCCCACCAGTGCCGCACTGCCGAGCAGCGCCACGTCGGCCGCCACCGCGCTGGCGACGGCGCCGACGGCCGAGGCGACTGTGGTGATAATCCCGGCGACCTGGCCGCAGACATCCTCCACCACGCCGATCGCCGCCAGCGTGAGTGCCGCCGGCGCGAGTACGGCGGCGATCAGATTATCCGCCTGGGTTTGCAGATCATCGATATCGTCATCCACGTCCGACAGCGTGTCGGCCGCCGGCGGCTGATCGGGCGTGAACAGCTCCACGCTCATTTCGATGCGCGCCAGGCGCAGCGTCGTCTGATCGAAGCTGACGGTGCCAGGCTCTTTCAGGATGACCGTCAGCTCGCCCAGCCACGGGTGCAGCAGCTGCGCCGAGCCCGGCGAGCGCATGGCCGTGCGCATGTCCTGCGCCTGGCTGACGAAATCGTCGCCGATCAGCAGCCCGGTGACGCTGATCGGCCCGTCGTAGGCGCCCAAATCCTCATACACGCGATCATCGCGCCCGGGGAACAGGAAGGCCTGCACACGGCGGCCGACGGTCAGCCGGCTATCGATCATCCAGAACGGGATGCCGCGGAACGAGGCCGGGATCAGGCTCTGAAAAATGTCGTCGATATCGATCATGACGTCAGTTGCCAGTTGCCAGAACATAGTTTCCAGAAATTCTGAAAGCCGGATGTCATGGGCGGGCCAGCGTGGCGCCGCGCACCGGCGCCTGCACATTGATGCCTCGCGTGGCCGAGGCGGCAGTGACGCGCGTGCCAGGGTCGGCCTGGATGCGCAGGTTCACGGTGCCCGAAGCGCCTGGCGCGCCGGCGACGGCCGCCGCCAGCGGGCCAGGCGTCCCGCCTGCGCCGCCGCCGGCGCCAGACCCGGCGCCAGACCCGGCGCCAGACCCGGCGCCAGACTGGGCAGCCTTGTCCGCCAGGCCGAGCAGGCGGCCGAGCCGTGAATTGTCGAATGTGCTGGAGAGCCGGCCGATCAGCCCGTGCACGCCGCTGACCAGGCCACCCCAGCCCTTGGCTATGCCGGCCAGGATGCGGCCGGCCAAACCGCCGGACCATCCATCGACCCACGCGGTGAATTCGCTGAAGACGGTTTTCACCCGCCCCCATTGCGCGGAGAAGAACTCGCCCAGGTGTCCCCAGTGCTCGTAGATTGCGATGGCGGCGACAGTCAGCCCGGTCGCCAACGCGGCAATCGCCAGAACCGCCCCGGCGGACAGGCCGGTGAAGAACTCGACGACAAAAAGCCCATACTTCAAGGCTTCAAAAAGCGCCCTCGCCGGCCCCAGCACTACGGAAAACACCGTGGCGAGAAGCGCCCAGCCCGTGGTGAACAACGGGATCACGGCGCCGAGCAGCGTGATGGCGGCGCCGAGCGCCAGGAAACCGGCGATGCCGCCCAGTATCCATGCCGTGGTTTTTGGCGCATTGTCATTCATCCAGGTCAGCTTGTCATTGATCCACCCGAGAGCCTTGCTGACCAGCATGGCCACGGGAAAGAAGCCAGCGCCCAACGTCAGCGAAATCTGGTGCAGTGCCTCGCTCATCTTACCTAGGCTGGTTTCGGGGCCGCCACTGGCACTCGCCTCGTCCAGCTTAAGCTTCTCGGCATTGATGCCCTCCAGCGCCTTCTGAAGTGCGCGAAATTCATCGTTGTGCTGCACGAGTGCCAGCAGCGCGTTGCGGGCCTGCGCGTTTGTGACGATGCTGGAAATCATTTGCGCCTGGGCCACCGGCGTCTTTCCGTGTACCAGCTTCATGATTTCGGCGAGATACACATCGAGCGGGTTCTTGCCCTGCTTCTCGCCCTTCAGCAGCAGCGCCGGCAAATCGATCCCAAGCTTCTTTCGGGTCTCATTATCCTCGCGGTTGCTCGTGATGTAGTTCAGCAGATCATGCGCGTTCACGCCGGCCTGTGCCGGGTCGCTCGCCGTCTTTGTGGAAATTTCCAGCATCGCCGCCAGCTCGTTCAGGCTGCTTCGCCCGGTCATGCCGAGCGACGCGGCGATGCCGGTCATGCCGGGCAGCTCGCGCGCGAAATCCTCCATCTTGAAGCGGCCCGTCTGGCTCGCCGCTGCAATCGCCGCCAATGCGCCGCCGGCGTCCGCCTCATTGCTCGGGATTTTCAGATTGCCGACCAGCGCGCCGGTGACTGGGCCGAGGAGTTCGGGCGGGATGCCATACGCTTTCGCCGCGGCTGAGTGCGCGCTGATGATGCCGTCGATCTGATCGCGCGGCAGCCCCTGGCCGAGCAAATCCTTGTAGGTTTCCGCCACACTGGCGCTGCTCAACCCGTGTTTCAGCGCATCGGTATTGACCAGCTTGTTCAACCGCTGGATTTCGGCATCGAGCGCCGGGCCGCTCAAATGCTCCATGATGCCGATGCTGCGCAATTCCGTGTCGCGCTCGGCGTATTCTTTGATCGGCTCATAGACCGCGAACCCTTCGGCCGCCGCGCCGAACCCTTTATTGACCAGGTTCGATCCCGCCTCGCCGAAAGCATGCAAACGCCCCGGAATTTGCCGCGCGGCGGCGGCGGCTTCGCTC